ATCCGGTTGGGTGGGCACTTCAGTAATTAATTCAATTATTACTGCTCTTTATTATAGAATGGCTTGGCACATATTAAAATGTCCTGGGTGGTTCTCTGATCATGTTTTTGCAATGAATTTTGGAGATGACAATATTGGATCACACAATCAATCAAATTACACCCAACCCGCAATCCGCGATGTGTTAGCAGTGTATGGAATGGTTGTTACTGGTTCTGATAAGTCATCATCAATGGAAGATTTTACCCCTTTGGAAGATATTACTTTTCTAAAGAGAGGATTTAAACCAATATCACATAATAGAACTATTATTGTAGCTTGTCCATTAGAAGAATCTTCAATTGAAAGAATGTTGATGTTTGGTCATTCGGAAAAACAAGACCGTTTGGCCATTGAGTTGAAAAATATTTCAGATGCGCAAAAACAGTGGTTTTTGCATGGTGAACAGATTTTCAACTCGAGAACAGCTTGGTTACAACAGACGTGTAATCAAGCTGGTCTTAACATTGAACTAATTGGTGAAAAATGGTATACTTTTGATGAATTATTTTCTAAATATATGAGTCAAGAGCTTATCATTGATTTCATCTAAAAGATTTCAATGTACTGGGTAGAAATCCCTTGTGAAAAACCGAGTAGAAATCTCGTTAAAAACCGCATCTTATGTGTTCTCTGCGTTATAAGAACATGACTGTTAGTATTATAGAGTTATAACAATGCTGTTGTTCGCATTGGCTACTGGTACTAATTGCAGCGAATTGGGCGTTCCCCGATTATACAAACTTCGCAAGTTAGAACACAAAAACGCTATACTGGAACTTGGTCGTTCCACTATAGTTGACAAATAAGACCAGCTATGAACATTATGAATAATATGATGGGTTCGAGTTTAACGACCTCGGGCTTGTCCAATTTAACTGCCGAGTCGCATTCGACTACGTCAGAAAACGTTAATTTAAGTTCCACAAATGATAAGACCATTTCTGGAACATCTGGAGCTTCTACGGGCGCTGGAGCAATTCAAGGCATGTATCTTGAAGACAAAAATGAACTAACTACTTTTTATGCATCAACTGATGAATCAAATATAGTTGGAACGTATACTTTCGATAGGATTCCCCATGCGGAATCAGCGCTATCTGATGTACTGTCCTTTTTGAAAAGACCAGTTAAAATTTACACTTTTGATTGGTTGGATACTGGAGGTACTTATACATTTCAACAAGATCCGTGGTTATTGTATTTTTCTAATGTTGCTATATCGAGAAAATTGGCAAACTATTATATGATTAATACAGGTGGAATGAAACTACATATTACATCAGTAGGAAATCCATATCTTTTTGGACGATTCTATATGGCATATTGGCCATGGGCCTCGCATGATGCTGCTGAAGTAACTCGTACTTTAACTCTTGAACCTAGAGTAAAATTATCTCATTTACCTTGTTTTTGTGAAGTTGATCCTTCTGGAAATACAGTTAATGAAATGATACTTCCCGAATCTCAAAGGAGGAAAAGATTGATTACTTCAGGTTATTCTTTAGGATCAATTGTGGGAGCAGTTGCTGCCAATTTGCAATCGTGTTCAACATTAACACCGTCAGTACAAATAGTAGTTTATGCTTCTTTAATCAATCCAGAATTACAAGGCGTTACCACATCCCCACCAGCTTATGCCACATCTCAAGAATGGAAAGGAGTTATATCTAAACCATTAGCAAATTTAGCTAAAAATGCTGCTATAGCTTCAACAATACCAATGATTAGACCATATGCTACAGCGGTGGGAATGGCTGCTAGCACTGGTTCAAGTATTGCTAAAATGTTTGGATTTTCAAAACCACCTGATATGAAAGACTCTCAAGTGGTTATTCAACACGATATAGGAAATATGGTTAACACTGATGGTGTTGATAATACAACTGTACTCGCTTTGGATAGAAATGCAGTAACAACAATTGATCCAGGAACCTTGGGATTACCACCCCAAGATGAAATGGCTTTAGCACATATTTTGAGTAGACCAAGTTTGTGTACAACTTTCAATTGGTCCTATTCAGTTACAACTGGAACTACGATTTATGCTATGTATAATTCACCCCATACTTGTCTTTCTTATGATAATGTATCCGGCTCGAATTATTACACCCCATTAACAAATTTAGCATATGTTTGTGGTATGTTTTACAATACTAGAGGAACTATTAAATATCGTATTGAATTTTGTGCTTCAAAATTTCATACAGGCACCATACAAATCTTATATGAACCCGCAACTTATGTTAGTACCCTAGATTCAACAAATGTAACCAAAAATTGGGTTGTAGATTTAGCTCAACAAACAACACTTGAAATTGAAATTCCCTATTATAATAGAGATTATGCTACAGCAATCAATGATGGTACGTCCATGCTTGGATCAAGTGCGTTATCTCAGAATACCTCAACCGGGTTTCTATATTTTAAATGCATTACTCCGATTAAATGTGGATCTACATTAACTACATCAGTGGATGTATTAGTATACAATTGTGCTGGAAATGATTTCTGCGTTTCTACTCCTACATCTTTGTTATTAAGAAATCAAAATTATGGAGTTTCTTGGCACC